AATCGGTCTTTATGGTTATGTCTGTGCAGTAAATCGTTACCCAGCAGCATTCCGTAAGTTATCAGTAGCCTAATTTAACTGAGTGCCTATGGTTGCTCCCGATCATAGGCATCCATTAATGGGAGTAAGGAGATGACATGCCAAGTATAATTACAGCCACCGAGTTGAGATCTGTGCTTGGTGTGTCATCATCCTTGTATAACGATGCTTATTTAGACGGAATTATCGACACAGCAGAAAACACTATTTTGCCTATGTTAGTTACATTTAAGAGTGCAGTTCAAAAAACAGTTTTACAAGATAATGTTGCTACATTTACAACAGTTGGCGTGCATGAATTTACCGAAGGTCAATCGGTAGTTATTGCTGGTTGCTTGAGTCCATATAACGGAACTCGCACAGTATTAGCAAACAATCTTGGCGACTATACTTTTTCAGCTAGTATTACAAACGCAGATGTTATTGAAGCAAATGTTATTCCAAGCGGAACAGCCACATTAACAGGGGCTTCAACTTATGTTGGAAATCAATCAGTTAAATCAGCAGTACTTGTTATTTCAGTTGAAGTATTTCAATCAAGAGTCGCAGCAGGCGGACAAATTGAAGGCGTTGATTTTACAGCCACACCTTACAGAATGGGTCGCAGTTTATATTCACGCGTAATTGGGATTCTTGGGGCTTATGTAGATGTTGAGGGAATTGCTCAATAATGCCACCATCCACGATTCTTTCATCTGTTAGACAACCACTTGCAACCGCTTTAGCAGGTGTTGCTGGAAATGTTTACAGTTTTGTTCCTGAGTCCGTAATTCCACCAGCAGTTGTTTTAGTTCCATCGTCTCCCTACCTTGAAATTGAAACTATTGGTAAGTCATCTGTTAGATGTCGAGTCAATATGACAATCACAGCTGCGGTTGCATATAACAGCAATCCAGCATCTCTCGATAATATCGAGCAATTACTTATGAGCATTCTGGCAATTATTCCTGCGGGATATATTGTCGGATCGGTCGAAAGACCAACAGTTACACAAGTCGGAGCATCAACTTTGTTGGTGTCTGATATAAATGTTTCAACCTATTATCAACAAACAACATAAGGAGCGAAAATGCCTACCACCGTTATAACAGGTCGGGATGTTACCTTCACAATCGGCGGTAACAATTTCGATGCACAAGCTACAAGCGCAACTCTTACTGGCGAAATGGATCGTCAGACCTATCAGACACTAGACGGAAAAGTCTTTAAAGTAACTGATAACAATTTCACATTTGATGTTGAAATGTTAGCCGACTGGGGCGCAACCGGATCTCTATGTGAGATTCTATGGGGCGTTTCTGAGTCTGCTCCAGACACAGGCATCAGCACAGTATTCACAGCATCATCAGGCGCAGTATTTACTTTCCAAGTATTGCCATCATGGCCATCAGCTGGTGGAACTGCACCAGATGCACAAACAGTATCTCTATCATTCCAAGTTATTGGAGTGCCAGCAGAGAACTTCGCTTAACAAATAAAACGGGAGCAAACAAATGAAACTAGCAATTACAATTACATATAACTCAGGCGAGGAAGCAACTTACACAGCCCAACCGCCTGAGTGGGCTAAGTGGGAGCAGAAAACTTCAAATATCATTAGTCAAGCATCTGAAAAGATTGGCGTTAGTGATTTGATGTTTTTGGCTTATCACGCACATAAGAGAGAAGCAGCCGGTAAGGCTGTCAAACCTTATGAAGCATGGATGGAAACTGTTGCCGATATTCAAGTCGGTGATGTGAACCCAAAAGCCATCCAGTAGGAAGCCTTAGTCGGTTATTGGTTCAGTTGTCAATAGCAACTCAAATTCCAATGAGCGAATGGGTAGATGGATCGGATGTTTTAACAGCGTTAGAGATATTGGAGGATAGACACAAATGACCACTCCTTCAATAGCCTATGATAAAAAAGAATTAAACTCTATCGTTAAAGTGTTGCGCCAAATGGATGATACTGCTCAAGCTGAAATGAAAAGAGCTGTTGGCGAAATAGCACAGGATGAATTATCTGAGATCCGTAGGGCTGCTTCTGGCCGACCAAATAAGGTTGCCAAGAGAATTGCCGATGGCGGATCTGTTAAAAAATCATCTTTACTTGGTGAGATTAGATTTGGTTTAGCAAGTCAAAAACTAAGTGGTGGAGCAACCACTCAATTCTCCAGCAAAGGCGATAATCCTAAAGTTGGAATTGGTGGCGGTGTTGAATTTGGATCAAATAGATTTAAGCAGTTTCCAGTTTGGTCTGGTAAATCGCCAAGTGGTATCGGTGCTAAAGGTTGGTTCATTTATCCTACAATTAGAAAAATGTTACCGGATGTAATTAAGAGATTTGAGAAGGCTGTGCTTGAAGTTAGGGGTGAGTGGAAATGATGGCCAAACCATTAACAATCGCACTTGCTGCGGATATTGATAATTTACAAAAAGGCTTAAAAGATGCTGAAAAAGCAGTTGATAAATCAAAAGATCAAATTATTGATTTTGGTAAAAAGGCGGCATTGGCATTTGCAGCTGTTGGAGCAGCAGCAACCGCATTTGCAGTATCAGCAGTAAAAGCAGCAGCTGAGGATGAAAAGGCTAGGAAATCTTTAGAGCAAACAATTAGGGCTAATACAAATGCAACTGAAGCTCAAATTAAAGCCATCGATACATATATTGACAAACAATCTGTTGCTACTGCAACCACCGATGATGTTTTGAGACCTGCGTTCAGTCGTCTAATTAGATCTACAAATGATGTAACCAAAGCTCAAGAATTATTATCACTTGCTCAGGAAATTGCTACTGCGACAGGTAAGCCATTAGAAACTGTTACAAATGCATTAGGTAAAAGTTTTGATGGACAAAACGCTGCACTTGGCAAACTTGGATTAGGTATTGATGCAGCCACATTAAAAACAATGTCGCATGAACAAATCATGCAAATGCTTAAAGGAACTTATAACGGTTTTATTGAAAATGAAGCTACTAATGCTGAGTTTAAATTTCAACAATTAACAATTGCAATAGATCAAACTAAAGAAAAAATAGGAACTGCTTTATTACCTATTGTTAAAGAATTGATGGATTATTTTTTACAAACAGCCGTTCCCCAAATCGAGGCTTTTGCAGCAGGATTTTCCGGAGACGATGGAATTACTGCTGGGATAACTGAAGCTACTGAAGGCGCATTCCAGTTTGGCGAGCAGATCAGATCGACTCTTGAATTTGTAATTAGCATTAGAAAAGAATTAGCAGTATTAGGTGCAATTATTGTTGGCGTATTCGTAGCAGCCAAAATTGTGGCATTTGTTCAAGCAATCATGACTTTAGTTACTGCGATGAAAGCCCTACGAACTGCTGCTGCTGGTGCAGCTGTGGCAACCGCATTTGCTACTGGTGGAACTTCAGTTGGTGCTGCTGCTGCTGCTTTAGCTGCTGTCGCTGCAACTTATGGATTATCACAATTAGCAGGTGGTGGCGATCTAGGTGGAGCAGCCGTTTCAAATTATGCTCCATCAACCGGTAACTTTGGCGGTGGCGGTATGGGTCAGATAACAAACATAACAGTTAATGCAATCGATGGCGAAGGTGCTGCAAGAGCCGTTGCAAAGGTAGTCAATCAATCAGCTGCTCGAAGCGTGCCATTATTTACTGGTAATGGTATTAGACTTCAATGAGTGCTTTTACACCTGACTGGAAATTAACTGTCAGTGGTGTTGATTATACTGACATAGCAATAAGCGACATTCAGCATGAAGCAGGTCGCACAGATATTTACCAACAGCCATCACCATCATATTGCTCAATTACCTTTATCGCTTTAAATGGTCAAACCTTACCTTTTGACATTAATGATTCTTTTGATCTACAAATAAAAGATTCAACTGGATCTTATGTAAGTTTATTTGGCGGAGATATAACAGATGTAACTGTTGAGGTAGGTGCTACCGGCTCAGCTGCAACAGTTGTCCAATACACACTTATTGTTATGGGTTCATTAGTTAAATTAGCCAAAGAAATTTGGGATGATAACATTTCTCAAGATGAGGATGGCAACCAAATTTACACAATCCTTTCCAGCGTATTGCTTGGAACTTGGAATGATGTGCCATCAGCTACAACTTGGGCAACTTACAATGCAACCGAAACTTGGGCGAATGCAGTCAATCTAGGACTTGGAGAAATAGATCAACCTGGTCTTTACACAATGACCGCACAATCTCAAACTGTAAACACTATTTACAATGTGATTTCAGATATTGCCAATTCAGCATTTGGTTACATTTATGAGGACAATCAAGGTAATATCGGTTATGCAGACGCAGACCATAGGCAGAATTATCTTTTAGTTAATGGTTATGTTGAATTAGATGCCCGCCATGCTTTAGGTGCTGGATTATCTACTGTAATGAGATCAGCAGATGTTAGAAATGATATTTTTATCAATTATGGAAACAATTACAATTCACAGGTAACTGCTATTGATGCAGCTTCAGTTGCGCTATATGGCTACAAATCTGAAAGCATAAATTCTAGGGTTCAGGGTGCTGTCGATGCTCAGGCTATTGCCGACCGATACATAGCCCAAAGAGCTTATCCAATCCCAGCATTTCAATCGATCACATTCCCAATTACTAGCCAAGAAATAGGTAACGCAGATCGGGATGATCTTTTAGCTGTATTTATGGGAATGCCAGTTCATATTCAAAACCTACCGAGCCAAATATCCGGTGGAGATTTTGA